GGGATTAGTTCAGGTTAAACTTAACGATACCCTTAGGCATTTTGGCGATTGTTGCCATGTAACCATAAATGGCTACCTGTACCTGTAGGTTGCTTACCACGTTTACAGACATGTAAGCCTGTGGTGATTGGTAAACAGTAAATGCCTCAGGTGCAAGAATTACAGCTGAGTCATCGATGGTTGTAGTGGCTGCAAAATTCTTGTCCACGTACAAATCTAGTCCAAGCACGTTGCCGCGAATTGAACCAGGTTGCACTAGGCCACCGGCGTTCATTGGCTGTGATGCTGAGTAAATTGGTCGGCCTGTGTTATCTGTTGAGCCCATAAGGAGCTGCCATTGTGATCCATTGGCGATGTAGTTATTAGCAAAATAACCTGTGGCTTCGTAAACCTTGCGAGCTGAGTCGCTAGCAAATTCGATAATGCCGTCAGATGTTGCGTCACAACCTGATGAATACTGACCAGCTGCTACTAGCGCTGCTAGTACGGTTGTATCGATAGTTTTTAGGTAAGCGTTTTGCAGCTGTGCAGTCAATTCGCTAAAGAAATTACCATCACCAAATCCGCGCTCTAGCAATTCGATGCTGATGGTGTTCATACCTGAGTACTTGGATACTGTACCTGTTAGGTAGGCAGTTTCCATGCCTGTGTTTTGTACTGCGCCTGCTTCGGCTTCGACTGTTACAACAGGTGCAACGCCTGTACCACCACCGGCTGAGGTCACCAATGAAGGGACATTTATGGACATACCATTTGGAGGCAAAGTCCCGCGCGAGCAGGCATCTATGGCCGGTGTGCCAAATCGAGTATTCGTTGGGAATTCTGACAAATACTGGGTCGGATTAAAACCCGGATTTGTTGCAAAACTATCATCTGCGGCGGTTACGTATAAACGTGAGTCATCGTTACCTAGTGCAGCTTTAATTTTGTGCTCGGTGTATGCGCCCATTGATGTAATAGGTGTGCGTACTGTCTGACTGTTTAGTGCTGAAGGAAGGATAATTTTACGAGCTGCTTCTACTACTGGCGTAGCCGCTTCCTCTGCCTTATCCTCGCTTGGATTTTCGGGGGCTGTGGTCACAGCGGCCTCGCTTTCTGTTTCGGTCTCGGTTTCGGTTGTAGTGCTTTCGATATGTGTAACTGTGGTGCTTACTTTCGTAGATGTAGATGCTTCTACTTCTACTAATTCCGCTTGTGCGGAAATTCTTTGCACGGCTGCCGACTGAAAAGCGGCCGACTCTACGAGACTTACCTCGCGTAGATTTGCAGCCGTGACCAGGAGATAACCGTCTTTAGGCTCTGAGGCTGTAACTTCTACCCCAACGGATAGGCCATCCATCAGCTGCTCCTGGGCGAGCAAAATTGCATCTGATCCGGCGGTGCTACGACTCACGGAAAATGATGCGTACATACCATCGGTATTAGACTCCATAGTGCGCATGCGGCCTACAACTTTTGAGCTGTCATGGGCCATGAGTAATTTGACTTTGTTTACGTCTGCAACTTTTATGCTGCCGTATTTAAATACAACTTTACCGGCGGATGTATAGCCGACTTCCCCATAAGGCGCAATCTTGCCGCTAATCATGCGGCCCTGCTCATCGGCTGCGGTGATGCTAGCGCTAAAGGTTAATATCATTTACTTCTCCATTACCGTAGGGGGTCATGCTTTCCATTTCGCGTGCAGTCTCAATATCGATAAGTTCTAATTGCAGCATTTTTTCTATTGCGCTTAATCTTGCCATAGTGTCAGCACGTAAAAATGTCTCATCCACGTTAAATTTTACAATGTTGCCGTGCGCTGTTATGTCATCCATGCTGAGGCGTTCCTCGACCGCACAAATGTAAGGCTGCAAACTATAAGCTACATATTCCTTGCGGCTATCTAAAACGTTTTGATACGTCATGCTGTTATTCATATCGCTACTTACCATAAACGCCGGAACGTTCATGAGACGGGCGATCTCCGTCGATAAATATTGGCTGCTTTCATTGTAGGTCATTTCCTTGGGTGAAAATCCAACCGTTTGATAATCCAGCGTGCTAGTTAAATAAGCAGTACTACGATTTTGACGTGCAGATTTAAAAGCAGCTAATAAACCCTGTACCTGAGCCTCAGGTAAGTCAGCGCCTTGATTGCGAATAATCCCGGTCGGCATGGGCGTGGCCGCTGATATTGCAGCTGCCTTTTGTACGTCAAGTGCCGCTTGTATTGTGCGTGCGCCTGTTTCTAATACGCCGGGTAATAGTGACTGAAATGTAACGAGTGAACCGATGCCTGACATTGGTACGCGTGCGCCATCAACTGAGTAGTACTGAACTTCATAACCTTTTGCATCTGTTGTAACTGTTACGCGAGTATTTGCAACCCACTCAAAACCTGATGGGCGGCCATCATCTGCATACAACGATGTAACGCGCCAATATGCAACGCCGTAAAATATTAAACTATCAACTGTGTAAGCAAGTGTTACAGCACGCGGTTGGCGTATGTCAGGTTGATCTAGCCATAGCGGCGATTGCAGCTGCGCGCCGGTAGATTTTTTATATAGCGCTAAAGGTAAATAACTAATTACGCCGCAAACCAAGTTACGGCAACGCGATACCGTTGCTACTTGCAGCGCAGTAGCTCGGTCCATAAGTCCAGCGCCATAACCATTGCTATACATGCCGCCAAATGAATACTGCCCCGCACCAAAACGATCGGACATAATGGCAGGGGCTAGCTGTGCATCGACCTGCACACTATCTTTACTGCGGATGCCTATAGCCTGTAGTAATCCCATGGTGCTATTTTCGCAAAATGTCAAGCATATTTTAGGAAAGGCGCGCCACAATTAAATGTAGATTTTGGCCTCGCTAATTGGCTTGGATAGGTGCATAACGGCCATCGCCATGCTAATCGGGGCGGCTACGCTACCTTGCGATTTCTTTCGCACGATCCGCCATCCGTGTTCTTTACTGCTACTAGCGACGTTATTCATTTGCTCATCGAGCTCCGGCTGGCCGCCGTGCACCACGCGTTTATTGTCGATCGCATCTTTAAAGGTTGAGCATGCGGTGTAAAACTGAGCACCTATGCAGGGCTCTAGCTTTAGGCCGCTATTTACTAAGCGCTCAGCTATGGCAAACGTCGTATATGAGTCATGTAGTATCAACTTTGGATGCCACTTATCAGCTAGCTCTTTTATATCTACGGCTATTTGCAGCTCATTTACAGCTACTAAACTTTCCCATGTTTTGGCAAGCGCTAGGCCTATACGGCCATCAGGCAGCAGGCTAGCGGCGATAAGTGAGGCTGAGCGCCGGGTATGCGGGTCTACGTCAAATGCAAACATGGTAACCATGCCAGGTGACATGACCATTTCCGTATCGGCCAAATCCTCCCAACTGCCAGGTGTCCAGGGGCTAGTCATGCCGGTATTTACAAATTGGCATAAGGTCTCGGTACGTGCCGCCATGATTGTGCTAGTCGCTATCGTCTCCTCGATCGACTCCTCGCTAATTAGCAAACCCAAACTAGGATTAGCCTGCGCCCACGCCTGCCGATCCCATATATCGCAATTCTCGCTAGCGCTGTACTCATAAAAGCCAAGCGATTTAGGCGGCTTAGCCATCGAGCGCTCGCGCATATGGATAAGCACGTCACTATCAGCTGCTCCGGCATTGGATGTATAAAAGCGCTGACTATTGGGCCGTGTAAGCGTGGTTGATTTACTTGCATCCATAGCGGCCTCATTGACCTCGCGCAGCTCATCGATCCATAGCATGTCGGCGGTCAAGCCGCGGCTACTATCGCTATTAGCTGCTACCACTTCTAGCACCGCGCCATTTTCCAAAATCAAGCGCTCCTTGCCGTTGCTCTTACGGTAGGCAGACTCAATTTTGCCATCTTTAACCTGAGCTAGTAAAAATGGATTGCGAGCCACGATATCGGCAATTATCTCTAGCGAGCGTTCGGCCATGCGCCGCTGGCTGCTCATCATCAATATATTGCGCTCATCAAAACAGAATAAGCCAGCTAGTACGCGCATCCGCAGCATATGACTTTTACCCGACTGCCGGGCACAAATAAACAGGCTGGATTTTTTTATAAATTTACCTTCATCATCGATCGCGCACATATCATCCAAAATTAAGCGCTGCCAAGGTAAAAGGGGCTGCCCGATCTTTTCGGCTAGCTCTGCGATCTCACCGCCCCGCGTTTTAGTTTTTAGCCACGGCGTGTGTAAGCGTGGATACAGGGCCCCCATCAGCGGCGGCGGGTTTTGTACTAAGGCTGGCTTCATATGACTAGTTTTCCTTAGTCATTGGGCCTAGATGAACCTTAGCCACGGTTTCTGCCAGGGAGATACGTTTCGG